CAGTTTTTTTGCGGGCAATATTTATTCCAAGTGCTGCCTCCACCTGGTGATGGTAAATTGCAGTGGAAGAAATTGGCTGTTGGTAAAGCCAAATCATCACATCTACCACCTCTCAAGCATTGTCCGGCAGCCATTACTTTACCACCTTTCTGATTAGGTGATTGTCCGAAAACAGCTGTACCAAACCAGTCCTGATTGTCTAATGGGATACCTAAAACATATCCAGAGCCCCATGTTTTCATACTTTGTTTACAAGTGAGTTGATTAATTTTATAAGAAGTGTTGGCGTAACTTTGTATCACTTTTCCGTCACGGTCTTGTACTGCTAGAGGGACTAAAAAACATCCACTCATAGCTTCGGAATGTGCTAATAAAAGTTCAAATAGACTTGAGTAAGCCACAAATACACCTAAATAATACAGCATGCTCTTTATTTTTTTAAACGCTTTTGCTAACATACTCTCTTCCTCCGTCCCTTTTTCACCAATTTCATCTAAGATAGACTCTAATGTTTCTGGTGCTTCTAACTCATTTATCACCCCAGACTTTCTGGTCCACCAATTATTCTCCTCGGGTAACCCATGCATTTTTCGCCAGGCTTTTTTAACTTCGTCACTCGCGGCTTCCAAAGGCCCGCCTTCCCTGAACATATCGTCGTATAAGTTTTCTAATCTTCCCGCCGCTTTTAGGTTAGCTGCCATCATCCCACCCCCATCATTAATTCCGTTAGGTCCAAAAGAATTGGCGAACCTAAGTTTAGATTTCTTCAATCGATCCACCATACCTTTCAACGCCGGATCACCCGACACCATGTCTTCCAACGCGTCTACATATTCTTGTTTAACCAACCCCTTGATCAATGTACTTTTCCTGAACGGGTTGTAACTGCTCTCAAATAAACCATTCTTTCTCATTAATTCTTCCAGCCTGGAATCATAAGTTTGTAACAACTCTTTTTCTGGGTCCGACCCATTTTTCAATAGATTACGCCAAGATCCTTTAATACTTTCAACAGCTTCATTAACATCATCTGCACCGGCAATCACTGAATCTGTTGACACACCAGCGTTGACAGCGCTAGCAAGTTCAGATTCTAATTTTTTCAACTTTTTCGCGGCAGCGGCCACCTTTTGCGCCGCTTCAGTTGCACCCGAGCCGTCTAGTAATTGTGCTGCCTCAAACGCCTCATTGGTCATATGTGAGAAAACAGCACGACCGGCACAATTTGCATCAGCTTCTTCACACCCAGATTCCCATTTCATTTCTTCCTTTGCCGATTCTTCGAGCGTCATTCCTTTATTGAGTCGCTCCTCGGTGAGATCCTGCATAGCTTCGCTAAATTGGTCGGCTTTACCATATAACCCAGACCCGAACGCAACTGTGCCATCTTCTTCGACAGCTCCCATCATTTTTAATAATGCCATAGGATCATTGCCGTAAAGTCGAAAGGGAGCGCTCCCCGGCGTCAGGCTGCCCGGTCCGGCGGGGAGGGTGCCCATAAAATTTCTTCTATAAGGCACTCTCATCTTACCATCGACCATGGGAAACATGTCTTGAACGTTCAAACCCTCTTCTAATTGGTTTGCGTAATGCCTTCTCATGATGTTGTTTATCTGTTCTCGGGAATGAAATTTACATGCTCCACCTTCGCATCCTTCTGGTAGGTCCGGAGAAAATTCTGTATCACCTACAGTAAATTTTCCTCTGAATTTTAAATCTCCACCCTCCCTGAAATACTTCCCCAATGCTTCCGGATCTATGCTCATGCTAGCGAGGCCACCACCTCCTGTCGCGCGCGTGGCTTCAAATATACTTGTAGTTTTATTAGTTCCATTAAGTAATGGATTCCGCGCTTCTCGAACGGCTACTTTAGGACTTTGTCCGTGAAACATTTCCCTTATTTGAGATGCTTTGAGTTTAGGTGATTTTGTGTATGTCACACCATCGACTTCATAACTGACGTCGGTAAACTGATAAAAGATTTCGCCATCAGCGCCTTTTGTGATTTTCGTGTTTTTCATCCATTCTTGTGTGAATTCCCCATTTTCTTTTATGTATGTGTCCTTGAAGTTTGCTGCATTTATTTCGGTCCCGGGAAATTTGCAACCTTCTTCTCCCTTACAAGATTCGATAATCTCTTTAGCCCAGTCGCTCAAATCTCCTCCATTCTTAGAAATCCAGTCTCCGGCGTTGGCTAATCCCTCTCCTTCTCGAAACAAATCGTCAAATGCGTTTTCAAATGCTTCTGCCATAGTTTTTTTCTTTATCAAAGAAAAAAATACTAAATAAATGTCAGACAAATGCAAGGATATATTCACGAATGTTGATTACTGTGAAAATAAAGCATGTCGCAATGAATACAACAGTCGGTTATCTGATTCAGGTGTAGCCAGGCTCCAAGCCTATTGTGATCAAAGAAAAGAATACAAGCAAGAAAAATTAATAAAAAAAGACGGGACCGTTGATACATCGATGCCGGGTTGGGAGAAAGCTTTGATAGCTATAGCGATGTCGGCGGGACCAATAATTTTTTTGAAACTGTTAGGCTATGCAAGCCCTTATCTTACAAACGCCTTTAATAATTCTTTAAGAACTAGCTCAAAATTGTGGGCTCACTATTTCAAATACGAAGGCTCTAAGTATCCAGAGGATGGGATAAGATTCTTTGATGAATTCAAAGGATACAAGGGATTAAATCCTGCGGTTTACGGTGAAGCAATCGAGAAAGAATTCGCCGCGCTCCCCGAATTAATGAGGCCTATTGCAATATTTTTTGCAACGGTTGGTGATGTTACCACAGTAATAGTTCATACCGTGTATCGTTCAGCGATGGGTTTGGCTAGAACAATATTATTTAAATTACCCGGTTATGTTATGGCTGGGATCGGAAAACTGGGGATAAAAGCGACCAATGCTGGTAAAAGCTTAAAAAATTATTTTTCAGATACCCAATCGGAATTATGGTCCGAGCCCACAATGGGAGACTTAGGTGAAACATTATCAGACGGTATGGAGTCATTTGCGAAGGGTCTTGGAGAATTGATGGGAAATCCGTTCGTTGACGTTGCTCTGATAGCTTTTATGGTAGCGGGAGCTATTGTCGATGCTTTAGATCCTTGTAATTTAAAAAGTGAAATGGACAGCAACGCGTTAAACAACATTGTTGATAATATGAATAGTGTGTTTCAAAATAGCCTTTCGGGAAATTTTACTTCTACAACACTGGATGGAGCACAGATCATTGATGATGTCTGGCCTATTCCGTATTTTGCTGACACATATGCTCAATCATTTTTAGATGCTTACGGTATGTCCGGAGTTAACAATACTCCATGCACAAAAAATGTTGATTGTGTATCTCCGGGATCATCGGGTGAAGTACCTGGTAATCAATCTTTTTGTCAACCCTCTGGCTTTTGTTCTTTACCTTGGAAAGACTCAATACAAAGAGAACGTGTAATTTTACAACAATTGTATTTGAATTCATTACAAGTGAGTTCTGACGGAAATCCATATTATCACATTTCACAATTACCACATTGTGTTACATCCAAAGGTAATAGGGGATTATCTGATTTTTTTACAAACGTGGCTAAAGGGATAGGAGTGCAACTGGCCGCGGGAAATACTTATGTTGAAAATTGGATTAGTAAATGGTGGCCTTTAATATTTTTCATAATAGCAGTTTTACTATTTGTTTTAATAGTATTAATAAAATGAGTGGTAACAAAACTAGTAGTTGCAAAAATGCATTTGAGACACAATGTTCGACCGTTATCGATGATAAATTAGTCGTTGATCCTAATTGTGCTCTTCTACCAACCCCCGAAGATTTAGCAAGTTCGGTCGTTTGGGCTCATACTACAATTATGAAAAATGCTTGTGTACAGGCAAACAAAAAATTACAAAGTATAGATGAACAAGGTGTTAACCCCCAAACAAACAAATACAATTGTGTGAACCAAAAGGGTGAAAAAACTGATTGTTTGGCATGGGTTGAAGACGATTCAGCTGTTTTACCTTGGCAAAATTTTACCGCGTTAGATTTTAACAGTAACACATACTGGAGCCCGGTGTATAAACAAACGACGGAAAGTGGTCAAATATGTAACCCCACACCTGGTCCGGGAAATAATCCATGTGGTACAAAACAAAAAGACGGTAAACTAAATGGCCCCCCTGGCTCTATTTGCCTACAAAATAATGATGGTAATAATATATGTGGTATGTCGTCAGTTCCTATCAGTGTATGTTCAACAGACACAGGAGTCGAATGTAACCGAGACAGCGAATGTAGGGATCAACAAACATGCTTACCTCCTTCTGATCCGAAAAATCCTTTTAACAATTTAACAATATCAGGAAGCTGTATAATAGCTACGAAAAATATGTGTAATGCTATATCACAATTACCATACGAATGTCCCCCAGCTACCGGAGAGGTAACTATAAACGGAACGAAACTGAACGCACCAGTTGCATGTAGTAATGGTGAAGATATCAGTGTACAAAATTTTTGTAAAAGTAGAGAAGGAATATGCACGGGTGCAGTTGCATACGATGAATCTTCTTGTAACGCCTCTCCTGGTGGAAAATGGGTAAAGAAGTATTGTAGAAACGACGGTGATTGTAATCCTGGAGTTGGAGGCATCGGTGGCGTGTGTGCTCCCAGTGGAAACTGTAAATTTGATGCCACAAAAGAAGGAAAAGGGTGTGATAAGGTACAATTTAGTGATGGGGAAAATCCTATGTGCTCTGCTACTTATGTAAGTAAAAAGGGTGAAAGAGGTGGCGAAGGGGCTGTTGGGCAATATGTTGACTGCTGTAATTGTGATGTTACAAATAATGTATGCAAAGCGCCTTATCTTGAGTGGAGAAGAGATAAACCCGTAACTCTAAATAGCGGAAATCCTCCTGAAAACTGGGAAAAGCTTTACGATGATAAGGGCTGGGATAAAGGTAGCTGTAATATTGGAAATGCGCATTTGAGACAATGGGCTGAAAATCCGTGTTTTCGTTCTCAATCGGCTTATATAGCAAGCGGTGGTAAAGTGGCAAAGTGTGGTGCTAGTGGTTGTTTTCCCACACCCCAATTTCCTTTCGCTTATGATGAAAATACAGGTAGTGCGTATATGACTAAAGGATACGCGCAATATTATGATCCAGAAGGATTAACTTACGGGGGAGCCGCGTGTACACCAAACGATACTTCTTGTCCAGTCGCTGATTTTAGTAAGTGCACCGGGCGAGAATGTTTGGTAGATGATAATTGCTGCGCCGGCGAAGGTCGAAGTTGTGGTCAAGTTAACAAAGGAATGCAAAATTGGTTTTCCAACGATAATCCACATGCATGCTCAGAAGGAGTTTCTGGAGATCAGGGTGTACGCTTGACGAAAAAGCAAAAGGATGCCCCAGGTGGAGCGCTGTCGTGTGATAACCAGTTTGCAAAAGATGATTTTCCAAAATGCGATGATACCGATGATACATACATTTACCCTTTCGGTAAGAATAATTACTGTTATAATGATTCTGACTGCACCGGGCTTGGGAGCTCGAGTGATGTCACGGGTAGATGCGTGGAAGATCTTTATGGCACTAAATCTTGCAGCGGCTCTCATAGTGGCTATGGAAAAAACGCGGGTGAGCAAATTGGTCAGATGATTGTTGGGAATACTATCACAGATTGGTTTCGCGGATGGGGACATGCTGCTACAACATGTAATAGACAAAGCGAAGCTGCTAAACCCAAGGAGTTACCTCCCGGTCCTAACGCTGGATATCCAAATAAGGCTCCTCCTGTGTCATCCCCCTCTCCTCCCCCATCACCTCCACAGTCAAGAGTAAATAGGAAAAAGACATCTGAAAATTTTGAATTTAGAGAAAAAGTCAAGGATTTTATGAAACAAAACCAGAAAAGAGCATTTGAACAAACACCTGACAAGGTTATTGCCAAATGCGATGAAAGAGACATGGCAGATAGTTTTTTGGTATCTCCTAATTTTGCTGGGAAAGGTGTTAATTTGTACATTATTGTATGGAAAGATGGAAGTAGAAATCTGGGTTATAAATACAAAGAACTTAAACAACAATACTTACCCTTTTTGAAAAAGAAAAATAACAGAGCACATATCAAAATTATGAAAGATGATATTAGAAACAACAAAAATCTGAAAAGAATATACATGACTATTTCTTCAGAAAATTGGATCTTACAATTAGTAGGTAAAATGTTAACAGCAAAATTTGGAAAAAATATCTTAGAATAAATGAGTACGTTTTCACGACCTTATTTAAAAACTGGACAAAACCCTACATACATTGTAGGTAATATTGATAAAAATTTAAACATGAAGATTGGTGCATGTCCGTCTTGTACAACACCAAGTTGTACACAAAAGCTTAATAATGCAAAGTGCAAAGCATTGCATAATTTAGGGGCTTCAGCGGCTAGTGCAAAATGCAACAAGATGACAGACGAGACCACATGCAATCAAACTGGCTGCTTATACGATGGCAACAAATGTGTATTACCAAACTGCGGTGGTGCAAATTTATCTCCAACTGGCTGCTGTATTAACCAAACCACTAAATCAGTCGGGTCTAATAATTCTTGGAATGTTGGTCAACCTTTACCCGAATCTGGTATTTGTAATCCCGTTAATATAGATTTATCTGGTGCCGTTAGGGCAGCTGGCTGGTATCCAACGAATAACGAAAATTCTTCATCAGACTGTGTGTCTCTAGGAAAATGGTCTTCTTTACCAGCTATTTTATTTTACGTTTGCCTGTTGTTGCTGTGCTTGTTTATATATTTTTGGGCTCGCAAAACTTTTTAATTCTATTGTTAAGGACTTAAAAAGTTAATAAATCTGAAAAATGTCTAATCATAGTAACAGCAGTGGTAAATTTTCACCGGGTAAACGGATTCACATTAAAGAATTAAATCCTGACTTGATCCCTCCATCTACGGCTAATTATAAAAATCCCGGTCAGGGTGGTAGCAAAATAGTTGTAATCGGAAAACCCGGTACAGGTAAAACAACTTTAATCACGTCTCTTTTGTATGCTAAAAAACATATTTTTCCGGTTGGGCTAGTTGTCTCAGGCACTGAAGATAGTAATGGTCACTATAAAAGAATTTTCCCTGACTCATTTGTATATAATAAGTACGATGAAGGTGTAATTGAAAACTTTATCAAAAGACAGAAAATAGCTAAACAACATGTATCGAATCCATGGGCTGTACTACTTTTGGATGATTGCACTGATGATCCTAAAATCTTTTCCAAACCTCTTCAACAAGGAATGTACAAAAATGGTCGTCACTGGAAGATGTTGTATATTCTTTCGTTACAGTATGGGATGGACGTTAAACCGGTGATTCGAACAAATGTTGACGGTGTATTTATTTTACGTGAACCCAATTTACGTAATAGACGTGTACTTTGGGAAAATTATGCTAGTTGTATTCCCGATTTTAAAGATTTTTGTGAAATTTTGGATCAACTTACGGACGATTACACAGCATTATATATAAATAATGCAACGCAGAGTAATAATATCTCGGACTGTATTTTTTGGTACAAAGCGCCGCGTATTACAGAGTCTTGGCAATTTGGATGCGACGAATTTTGGATGTTTCACCACGAAAGATTCAATAAAAACTACGTCCCAAGCGTTGTCTAAACAATATATTTTTCTATCGTAGTTAGAAAAATCATCTAAATTATAAATGAGTGTATGTCGTATATGTTTGTCAGAAGACGAAGAAAATAATATGATAGCACCATGTATGTGTTCCGGGACAAATAAATTTGTTCATAGAGAATGCTTAGAGCGCTGGTGTGAAATATCTACACGTTCAGACGCGAGAACAATTTGCCCAAACTGTAGACAGC